AAAGAAGGACACCTCCGTGTCTTCCGTCTTCGTCCGCGGTTCCAAAAGGTCGTGACGCTAAGTTGTGACGGATCCGGTATTCGCTCCTAGGAATCAAATCAGCATGCCTAACATTCAAATCAGGCGACGATGGCCGGCGTGAAAGGGCACAGCGGGGGTCGGCGGGCGGGCGCTGGCAGGAAGCCCAAGAGCCTTGTGGAGCGGGAGGTGACCGGGAACCCCGGCCATCGTGGGCGGGTACTGCCCGGTCCAGGGGCGGCTGTCGTGCCGGTCGTGGCGCCGATCGTCGGGGTTGCGGCCCCCGACAACCTCACGTCCGCTGAGCGTGCCGTGTGGGACGCGCTGGCGCCCCACGCCCTGCTGTTGCGGACGTTGACGCCGGCCACGGCGCTCGGGTTTCGGATGCTGTGCCGGAATGTCGTGATTGAGGCGGCGCTCGCCACGGGGGCGGACAAGGGCGGGCCGAATCACCGGGGCATCCTGCAACGGGTGGATGCCGAGCTGGCGGCGTTCTGTCTGCGGCCGTTTGGGAAGCCGATCTATGAGGCGGCCCCGGAAGCGAAGCCGGCCAACCCGTTGGAGAAGTTCCTAAAGAGAGGATGAAGCATATGAGCAAACGATCGGAATTGATGGCGGAAGCTCTCGAAGATGCGGCCCTCGCAGGTGCGCGCGAGATCAAGGAATTTCTCGGCACGTATCGCGGGAAAGATCCTGATCGTCTTAAGCGGGTTCAGGTAGCCGTCGCCACAGTCAGCGGATATACGCGGTGGCGCGCGAGTCAGAACAACATGGCGAGCATGATGCTGATGGCCGCCCGGCAGACTGGCGTCTCGTCCGAGCAGACCTTGGAGATCTGCAAGATCGCCGGGTTGCTCCCTGAGTCGGCGCAACCGGCGCCGTTGAAGATCGCGAAATGACAGCGGAGGAGAAGCGGCTAAAACGAAACGCTTATATGCGTGAGTGGCAGCGGCGGAACCCAGAGAAGGTGAACGCTCAATGTCGCAAGTGGTATCACGCCAATCTTGAAAAGGTGCGCGCTCAGAGACGTGCCTCGTCGCGGCGCTATCGTGCCGCCAATAAAGATCGTGAGCGGCGTCTGTCTAGGGAGGCCCATCGGCGTTGGCGTGCCGCCCATCCTGAGCGCGTGGCTGAGTGGCAACGGCTTGAGTACATCGCTAAGCGTGTTGAGAAATGCGAACGGCAATTCAACCTGAGAGTAAGGAATCTCTCTGCGTCAGACAAGGATATGTGTCGAGCGTTGTTGGAGTTCAAGCGTTGGTGTAGAGCAAACGGCTATAGCGGTCTGAAACAGTTGTTGGCGAGCCATGCCTAAGCTCGATCCCGTCACCCAGTACGCCACCGACGTCGTGGCGGGCCGCATCGTCGCCGGCCGACTCGTGGTCTTGGCGTGCAAGCGTCACCTGGACGACCTCGAGCGCCAAGCCGAGAAAGGGCTAGTCTGGAAGCCAGACGAAGCCCAGCGGGTGATCGACTTCTTCGCCACGGTGCTCTGCCTCCCCGAAGAAACCGCCTCCGAAGAAACCGCTGATGAGGAAGTCCCGGTCGACGGCTCGCCGTTCATCCCTTCCCCGCATCAGCAGTTCATTCTCGGCTCGCTCATGGGCTGGTACACGACCGCCGGCTATCGGCGGTTCCGCGATTCCTACGACGAAGAGGCGAAGGGCAGCGGGAAAACGCCCGCGGGCGCCGGCCTGATGATCTACCTGCTCGTCGCGGACGGCGAGCGCGGCGCACAGGTCTATTTCGCGGCAGTGACGAAAGATCAGGCCCGCCTGGCGTTTGCCGATGCCGAGAAGATGATCAAGGCGTCCCCGGCCCTCCGCGATGTCATCCGGCAGACGGTGAACAACTTCGCCGTGCTCGAGACGGGGTCGTTTCTGCGGGCCATCAGTTCCGAGAAGCGCGGCCTGGACGGGAAGCGCGTCCACGGCGCGCACCTGGACGAAGAGCACGAACATCCGACCAACGTCGTCGTGTCGAAGATGCGCCGCGGCACCAAGGGCCGGCGGAATGCGCTGGTGCATCGGACCACCAACAGCGGGTTTGATCGCACGTCGATTTGCTGGCACGACCACGAGTATTCGCGGCAAGTGCTCGAGGGGACGATTACCGACGAGTCGTGGTTTGCCTACGTCTGCGGCCTCGACCCTTGCCAGATGCATCTGGACGAGGGGAAGGAATTCCCCGTCGATGACTGCCCGGACTGTGATAGCTGGCGCGTCGAAGGCCCGCACTGGCTGAAAGCCTGCCCGAATCTCGGCGTGTCGGTGTCCTGGCAGTACTACCGGGAACTCGTCCGGCAGGCGCAGGGGCGCGAGGATGCCGTCTCGGATCTCCTCCGCTACAACTTCTGTGTCTGGACGCAGGCGTACAGCCGCGCGATCAGCGTCGCGAAGTGGAATGCCTGTCTGCCGCTGCCGAGTGCCGCGGAGCTCATCGGGTGTCCGTGCTACGGCGGCCTCGACCTGGGCGAGTCGGATGACTTCTCCGCGTGGATCCGGATCTGGCTGCTCCCGGATAGCCGCGTCGCCGTGAAAGCGCGGTTCTGGGTGCCCCGGATTGCGCTCGAGCAGCATCCCGATCGGCCGTACGACGACTGGCAGCGGGCGGGGATCTTGACGGTCACGGACGGTGATATCACCGATTATGCGGCGCTGCGCGAGACAGTGCTCGACGATTGCAAGAAGGACGGTGTCGTGGCGATTGCCTACGATCCGCGCTCTGCCACGGAAACAGCGCAAGTGCTCCAGGGCGCCGGGATCACGATGATCAACACCACGCAGGGCTGGCCGCTCCATGAAGCCTTAAAGCGGAGCTTGGAGTTGATCACCAAGGGGCTGCTCTGTCACGGGTCGAACATCGTTCTCTCGTGGATGGCTGCGAACGTGGTGGTGTTGAAGGGGCAGAAGGGCGAGCAACGGCTGGCCAAAGAGAAGGCGCCGGAGAAGATCGACGGGATCGCGGCGCTGGTGACGGCGATTGATTGGGCGATTATCCGGAAACCCGTGGTGAAGCCCCCGGAATATTCCATGACGGTGCTCGGAGGCAGATAGATGGCAACGATCTGGGTGGTCGAGCAAGGCGAGTATTCCGACTACCGCGTCGTCGGGGTGTTTTCCTCGAAAGAGAACGCGCAGCAGATTCGTGACGCCGTCGGCGACGACGCGACGGTCGCGGAATGGACGCTCGACCCTGGCATCGAGGACATGAATGCCGGGCGGAAACCGTTTCGCGTGTTCATGTTGCGCGATGGCACCGTAGAGCATGTCCGCGAGGAAACGGTTGATCGTAGTTTTCTCGGAGTCTGGGATGGGCCGCTCGTCATGAAGCGTGGCGGGACACCATTCGGGGCGAAGGAGCCAACGCCGCCGTGTCTGAATGTGACGGTTTGGGCCAGCGATGCGGAACACGCGACGAAGATCACCAACGAACACCGAACGCGGTTGATCGCCTCGGGCGAATGGGACGCCGCGCTGAAATGAAGCGCACCCCCGGCCGTCCTCCGCTCGACGAGGATGATCCGAGTGTCCCGCTGTCCCTATCCCTCCCCGCGAAACAACTCCGTGCCTGTGAAGACTCCGCGAAACACGATCGGCTGACCGTGCAGGAGTGGATCCGCCGCGTCCTGCGTCACGCGTCCGAGTCGAATAAAAAGGTTTAAATTAGGCGCGTGACCTAACATGTCACACCCTCATAGGCACCGTGCATCGTGCCTATGCCATCTTCCACGTCAAAGCCGTTGACGCTGACCGTCGTGTCATCACAGGTACAGCCACCACCCCAGAACCCGACCGCGTCGGTGACATCATTGAACCGCTCGGGGTCTCCTTCAAAAATCCACTCCCGCTCCTGCTCTTTCACGACGCCAAAAAACCTGTCGGGACGACCACCTTCAAGAAAGCCACGAAGGACGGGATCGAATTCACGGCGACGCTCCCGATCATCGACGAACCGGGCATCCTGAAAGATCGCATCGACGAAGCCTGGCAGAGCATCAAGGCCGGACTCGTCTCGGGCGTCTCCGTCGGGTTTCGCGCGATTGAAGAGGCGTTCAACAAGGAAACAGGCGGCTTCCGGTTCATCAAGACCGAAGTGATGGAATTGTCGCTGGTCACGGTGCCCGCGAATGCGAGCGCCACGATTCACAGCATCAAAGCGATCGACCTGGCCGCGTCCGGCCCTCATCTGCCCGGCGTCACGGGCTTGCCTGTTGTCCACGCGGTGAAGGCCGCGAAAGCCATGACCACGCCCGAACAGATCACGCAATTCGAGAACACCCGCGCCGCGACGGCCGCGCGCATGACCGAGATCATGACGAAGGCCGCCGACACCGGCACCACGCTCGACGCCGAGCAGACCGAGGAATACGACACGAAAGCCGCCGAGCTGAAGAGCATCGACGCGCATCTCGTGCGCTTGCACGAACAGGAAAAGCTGAACCTGATCAAAGCGACCCCGATCACCACGACCACGCACGGCCAGATCGCGGCGTCCGCGCTGCGCGACGGCGTCCCGGTCATCACCGTCAAGGCCAACGTCCCGAAGGGGACCGCGTTCGCCCGCATGTGTATGGCGATGGCCGCCGGCCACGGCGACTCGTATCAGACCCTCCAGTTCGCGAAGCAGTGGAAGGACTCGACCCCGGAAGTCGAGCAGATGGTCGAACACATGTGGCGCACCAAGGCGGCGGTCGCCGTCGGCACCACGACCGATGCGACCTGGGCGGGGCCGCTCGTCGTCACCCAGCCGCTCAACGAATTCCTCGAGTTGCTCCGGCCGCGCACGCTGCTTGGACGGATCCCCGGCTTGCGGCAGGTGCCGTTCAACGTCTCTGTGCCGAGTCAGACGACCGGCGGCACGTACGGCTGGGTCGGCCAGAACAAGCCGAAGCCGGTGACGAAGGCCGACTACGCCACGGTCACGGTGCCGTTCGCGAAGGCGGCCGGCATCATCGTGCTGTCGGAAGAACTCGTGACGCTCTCGACCCCGTCGGCAGAGGCGCTCGTGCGCGAGGAAATGATCGCCGGGATGGGCGCGTTCCTGGACGTGCAGTTCAACGATCCAGCGGTGGCGGTGGCGGCGAACGTCTCGCCGGCGTCGATCACCAACGGTGCGGCGACCGCGGCGGCGTCCGGTGTGACGGCGGCAGCGGCGAAGCTCGACCTCGCGGGCCGCGTGGCCGTCTTCACCGCGGCGAACATTCCGCTGGAGGGCTCGGTCTGGCTGATGTCCGACAGCAACGCGTTCGGCCTGTCGATGTCGTTCAACGCGCTGGGTCAGCCGCTCTTCCCCGGCATGTCCGCGCAGGGCGGCACGCTGTTCGGGATGCCGGTGATCGTGTCGAACAACGTCTCGACCCGCGTGATCCTGATGCACGCGCCGTCGATCCTCTTCGCCGATGAGGGCGGCGTGCGGATCGACGTCTCGCGCGAGGCGAGCGTGCAGATGGACAGCGCGCCTACAGACACCGTGGACGCGACGACGGTGTACTTGTCCCTATGGCAGCGGAATTTGATAGGTCTGAAAGCCGAGCGAATGATCACGTGGATCAGAGCTCGGACGGCGGCAGTTACGTATCTGACAGCAGCCGCCTACGTCGGAACGTAGTACGATCAAGGTGCGCGTCTAGGCTTAGCGGCCGAAGAACCTGTTCCTGACAGGCCCGACGCGCACTCGCCAATCAGGATCGCTTCTTTCAGGAGGAAGCATGAACTGCATCGAGTGCGGCGCCGGTGTGCCGCCGAGAGTCAAGGCGCGTTGCGGAAAACCGCCAGGCTTTTGTTCTGCTGAATGTCGTCGTCGGCGAAAGCGGACGACGTATCAGCAGTGGATGAAGACGAACCGGGATCGAAAGCTCGCACTAGACGCGAAGTGTAGGGCGCAACGAAAAGAGACGCATCCGGACTATTTCAGGCAGCACTACGCGAAGCATCGAGAGAAGCGAAAGCGAGAAGCTGGCGAGTGGTATCACGCGAACTCAGAACGCGCATTAGAGGTTCGCAGGGCCTACGTCGCGGCGAATATCGAAAAGGCTCGGATTTGGGGACGGAAGTCGGCGAACAAGCGATGGGCAATCAAGAAAAACCTCTTCGTGGAAGACGTCGATCCACTGGTGGTGTTCGAGCGCGACAAAGCAATCTGCGGGATCTGTCGAAAGCTGGTGGATGTGAATAGCAATTGGGAACTCGACCACATCGTGCCGCTGTCGAAGCAAGGCCCGCACTCGTACGCCAACATCCAACTGGCGCATCGTCGGTGCAATCGGTCGAAAGGCGCGAAGGTCGGCTGATGCAGGCGGGCGGCTGGCGTGTGCAACGCATAGAGAATCTCGAGGCGCTCTTGAAGCGATACCTGGATGATCACAATCGTGGTGCGAAGACAGCAGGGTTAGGGCTGAAGTGCGATTGTGACCTGTGTGACGAGACTCGAGCGCGGCTCAAACATGAGATCACGGACCTGAAGAAGTTCGCCTAATGAACCGCTACCTCTACCGCGTGACCTACACGCTCCCGGACGGGGCCGCTGCGGTTCCAGGGGAGTCGACGGCCTACGAGCCGGTGTGCGTGCGAGCACTGACCGAGGCGGATGCGCTCGCGGAGGTGACCACGGCGACCTCGCGCTACATGACCGCGGCCGGCGCCACGCGGACGATGACCCTGGTCCTGACGACGGCGGACGTATGAGGCTGGCGATTGGCGGGCCGACACGGGATCAGGTGCCGGCCGCCTTCGCCGTCGATGTCGCGCAGCTCTACGCCTACACACGCGAGCGCGGGCCGTGGGGCAGCGACGTCA